AGCGATCACGATGCGCATATGTCGCACACCGTCGAGGATGTTGAAGATGTAGCTCGCTCGCGCGGGCTGCGAGACGTTGATATTGATCTTCATCAGCCCACCGGTGCTGGCTGTGCCAGGGGTCACCGTGACGTTCGCGTCGCCGAAAGCGACCTTCGCGGACTCGGGGTTGATCTCCAAGAACTCGGTCTTGACGGTGACGTTGCTCAAAGACTTGATCCGGCGCACGATGTCGCCGCCCCAGTCTTTGATCTCCGTCCAGGTCTGCGCGTCTGCGAGTGTCGCGCCGTTCTCTGTGATGTACCCGCAGCCAACGAACGCGGGATCGGGCGCGGTCGTCGCATCTGTCGGGAGCGCCGTCCCGAGCGGTGCTCGCATCACCGAGCCGACGATTCGATCGGGTACGCCGACATAGACGGTGTCGTTGCTGTAGTCGACTACTGGTGCGCTCATGATTCGTTGCCCTTCCGGCGAGATGTGTTATGGGACGAGCGACTTGGATCGCACGACGACGAGAAAACTCTGCGAGTAGCGGATCGGGTCCATCTCGGTCGGGCTGACGTACGGCCCTGACAGCTCGTTGACGTCGTAGATCGCGAAGCCGTCGATCGAGAAGCCCCATAGGTCGTTGAGCAGCGCGCGCACTCGCTGCAAGATCTCGATCGCTCGCGAGCCGGTAGCTGCGCGAACGTCGACGGTGATCTGTGCCTGATCGCTGACGAGATCTCGTCTGACGCCGCCAGTGCGATACAGCACGACCGACTCGACGCCGCTCTGTGGCGGTCGATCACTGATCGGCACGTTCGGAATCCCAGCGGCGGGGAGCGCTGTCGTCAGATAGCTGATCAGCAGCGCCTCGACGTCCGGGTCGAGAATGAGTGCCATCACGCGTGCCGAGCTGCGTCGACTGATCGCGTCAGCGTGCGATTGTTCGCCTCGTCGCTGCGCGCCTGATGTGTTGCTGTGTGCACAGTCGCACGAGCTCGATCGAAGCCCACCCACGCGTCGGCCACATAGTCTGGCTGCCCGCCTGCCGCGTCGGCGACGTTCTCTGCACGTCGTCGCATGTCGTCGAGAATCTCGTCGCTCTGTAAGAGCGCCTTGATCCCGTCGCTGTTCAAGACGATGCGTACTTTGGTCGGCACGAAGATCACCCGTTCCAATCGACGAGATCGATGACGACGTGGTCGAGAAAACCGATCGACCATCGAAGCGGCTCGCCCGTCGTCATCAGTGGCGAGCCGTAGTCGTCGACGAGCACTCGATCGAAAGCGCCCACGATCGTCCCTGGCGGGGCATAGACGACGAAGACACTAGAGAGCGAGTCACGCTGCGATCGATCGTCTGCGCCTGTCTGGGGCTGCACCGAGCACCCGCCGACGCTGATCGTCTCGGCGGGTGGCTGCGACCAGTCGGGGACTTGCGAGCCGCGATCGCCGACCATGACGGGCCGCAAGATCGTGATCGTGTCCGGGCTCGGCACTCTGGGCAGCGCCATCACGCACGCCCGAACAGACGCAGCGAGTCGAGATGCGCCATCTGTGATTCGGACAGTGCGACGCCGCCCGACGAGCCGTCTGCCGCTGTCGAGAACTGCACGCTGACGGAGCCGACCGTCTGCGCCTTCTCGCCGAACGGGGACGCCATCGCTCGTGCGACGATGCTTGCGCAGAGCGTCGCGAGATACCCGCAGTCGTCCGGGTCGTAGCCGTGGCTGATCGATGCCTTGATCCCGCGCAGTCGATCTGTCCATAGCCCGTACTTGCGAATGAACCCGCTGGCACTCCACTCGATCTCGTCGCCGACATAGCTCGTTACCGTGCCCGTGCAGCTCGTCTCGTCGAGCGTCAGCAGCTCGACGAGATGCAACGTCGGCAGCGTCTGCACGTAGCCGCCGCGCCCGTCGATGACGACGTCTTCCGTCACGACCGGCGAGATGTGCCAGCCGCAGTATCTGCGAATGAGACTCGAAGCGGCGTCGAGCATCGGCTGTATCGCCGGGTCGACGGCGGTATTCGTCAGCGCCGCATACTGATCGGGTGTCGCAAACGACGGGTAGGTCGGCGTCATCGCTGCCCCCTACTTGTTCTGTGGTGTCTGCGCCTTGTTCGAGGGCTTGCTGACGGCCTTCGCGCCGCGTCGTTCGGCCTCTTCGGCGGTCAGCAGATACGTTGCGCCGTCTTCTGTCTCGTACTCGTCGAGATCGCCCGTGGCCTGTTTCGTCGGGGCCACACTCGACACCACGATAGGGTCATCCGCCGCCGGCGGCTCAGGATCATCTTTGGCCGCACTGGTTTTCGAACGATGCACTGCCATCTTGTCGTCCTTCTCACTCATGGGGCGATACCCCCGACCCAGTTGGTGCCCGACCAGCAGCAGCGCCCAGCAGCGCCAGCGAGCAGCGTCTGCACGAACTGACCAGTCGTCCACGCTGACGCAGGACTCGCAGTAACGTGACAACTCGCCGGATCGTTGGGGGGAGTGCTGCTCGCTGGGGTCCAAGTGCCGGGAATGCCCGCCGTCGCGCCCGTTGCCGGGTTCGTCGGGGCGGGCGGCGTGTCTGGATTCGGGAACGCTGTTGCGTCTTCGGGTGTCAGTAGAAAGGTCAGCCAGAGATCTTGATCGATCTCGACTCTGTACTCGTGTCGCGTGTCGGCCATGCTGTTACCTCTTCCGGGAACGCGCGCCGCTGCGGTCGTGCATGACGCACAGCGGCGCGAGCTCTCATCCCTGGGACGACTACGGGGTGATCGTGACCTTGACGAACGCGGCGGGCACTCGGACAGCAAGTGCCAGACGCTCTTCCGCCCTGATGGTGACGAGATTCTTCTCGAAGTCGTTCACGTTGCTGTTCGTGCTCGACACAACGACGCTGCCCTTGCGATAGACGGTCGCAGCTTGCTTGAACGCACCGACGAGAACCGTGCCCTGGGCGATCGCCGGGCTGACGACGGTCGGGAATCCCCAGAGCGCGGGGTTCAGCGGCAGATATCCGCCATTCGGCCCGGCCGGGTATTCGCCATACGCGCCCGTGAAGGGACCGCCCGCGTAGTACTGAAGATTGTTGTCCTTCTTCAGTCTGAAGGTCTGGAAGTCGTTGGGGTGAATGACGATCCCGTCAGTCGCGAACCCGGTCGCGACCTGCACCTTCGTCGAGGCGCGGAAGATCGCGTCGAGATTGTCGGCGTTCGTCGCCCCGGCTTCGGTCTGAATCCCGCTGCGGTTCAACAGACCTCGCAGGTTCGGCGCTGTGCCGTCGCCGTTGAGAAGCTGTGCCTCTTCGAAGATGCCGAGATCGTACAGAAGGCGGCTGTTGATCTCGCTTACCAGGAACGGGAGATCTTCGATCATCTCGTCGGAGAGCTTGATCAGACCGGCGATCTTCGTCAGCGCCTCGGTCACCGTCGTGAAGTTGTAACTCATCTGCGGCTTCTGCGCGCCCTCGACGACAGTCGCGAAGTTGCCAGCTCGCGTGCCCTCGACGAAGTACGTAATCGACTGACCGGACAGCGTTCCCGAGCTGCACAGATCAGCGATGACGAGCGGGCGTCGATAGCCCTGGACGACACTCGTGTCGATCTGCGGGAAGACGTAGCCGCTCGTGACAACCGGGTCAGTGGCCGCTTGCGCCTTGAACTCGGGGGCCGTGACGCTCGCGCCCGGCTGGTTGCGATTCGCGCGCAACTGATCGCCCACGCTCTTGACGAAGTGCTCGCCAAGCGATCTGGCCTGCGTCTGGCCGGGTCGTGACGGCTCGTCGTGACGCTCGCTGCTGTCGAGCTGTCCCAGCCGCTCTAGCAGCGCGTCGCCCTGCTTGGCGGCGAGGATCTTCGCGTCGAGACTCTTGACGTCGTCCAGCAGCGAGTTGATCTTCGTCAGGTCGTCGGGCGTCATCTGTCGCCCGGCCGCTTTCACGCCCTCGGCGATCGCACGAGCGTTCGCGATCGCCTGCTCGCGCTGTTCTTGCAGTGTCATTGCATGTCTACCTTCCGGAGAGTGATTCGAGTTCGATCTGCGCGAGCACGAGATCGACACTCACCGCTGGGGTTCCTTGGCCTTGACCCTCACGGGTTCCTTGGCCTTGACCGCGCACAGTTCGTGACGACTTGCCGTCATCGCTGGAATTGTTGGCTTTCAAGAGATCTGACAGCGCACTACTAGCCGCGCTCATGGCATCCTTTGCGGCAGTGATGATCTCGACGTTCTTTGCGGACAGCACGCGACCCGCCTTGATGCCGATCAGCTCTGTCTCGCTGTTCGCGCCGACTGGGGTAGGGCCGACTTCGTACAGATCGAGATCAGTCAGCTCGATCGAATCGCCGTCGGTGCTCTTCTGATAGTCGCGCACGCCGAACGAGAACGAGAACTGCGTCACCAGTCGCTCTTTCATCAGCTTGTATGTCTGCGCGCCGTTCGGGTTGTCGAGATCGAGCTGCGCCTTGACGAGCAGCCCGTCTGCTGTCTCGCTCGCTTCGAGCACCTTGCCGATGTTCATCAGCGGATCGTCGAGACGATGCGACCAGTAGACCGGGATCGGGTCGCCCTTCGTCGCCCACTCGTCGAGCGTGCGAGTGAACGCGCCGGGCATGACGACTTCGCCGTAGCTGTCCTTGTTCCCGAAGACGCTGACGAGCGCCTCGAATGTGCCCGCGGATTCGCTTGCGGTAGAGCTGCTCTCGTCGCCCGGATCGGCCTGGTCCTCGGCCGCCGGCGAATCGGTCTTCACCCTCGCCGGGAAAGTCTTGTCGCGTCGCATGTCTGGCCTTTCCTTGCGTGGGTTAGGGAATCGAGATCTCTAGCTCGCACAGACAGCCCGCTGATTGATCGCTGTCGAGCGAGCTGTCGCCGGGCCACTTCGCGCCGTTCGAGAACTCGTCATCGATGCCGACTGTCTCGCCGTCCATCTCGGGGTGACGACTGTTGCTGCTGTTGACGACCCATGTCTTCGTCGCGCCGCCCTGTGGGGATGCTTGACGTGCCGACTCGCTCATCGCGA